AGAGGAATAATTCCCAATTCCTTATGTACATCAACCATCGCCTTCTTGGTTTGATCCGCAGCTGATCCTTGAATCAGTCTATTTAGCGCCTTGTAGGTATAAGCTCTCTTGATTGCGTCCCCGTATTCCACCTTCGCTTGGTTGAGAGGCAGCGCTTTATGCACGCCCCACTGTGTGGGTTCCCATAAATCAAAACGACATTTACGCCCAAGCAATGTGCGTATTACACCTTTGCTATTGGCGCGGTTCATAACCGCTTCCAGCATTCCTTGCATGAACGGTACACGTGCACGGAAGTCAGCAAGCATCTTTTTCGCTTCCTGTGGATCTATGTCCAACTCACGTGCTAACTTGTTGTAGCCCATTCCATACATGACACCTAGCCCGATAGTTTTCGCAAGGCGTCTCTCAACTCCTGCCATGTCCGCTGTTTGTTGGTGAAAGTCGAGGTCTTTTTTATGATATGCTTCCTGTACTTCCCTAGAACCATCTTGTTCGACGAGACACGCCCAGTGGGTAAGTAACCTGGGCTCTTGTTGCGAGTAGTCCGCTTTAAGCCAGTATTGACCCTGTTCCGGGATAAAAAGTTTCCTAATCTCTTGCGCAAATTGCCCCCTGTTCGGAATTTGCTGTAAATTAGGATGATTATAACTAAAGCGACCAGTGACAGTACCTCCACTGTCAGACCTAATTTGGTTAATGTGGGCATGAATCCTCCCGTCATCATTGTGGTTTAATAGACCATGCAGGAAGGTCCCCCTTAACTTGTTCAATTCCCTCGCCTGCATAATTAACCGAGGTAACTCGTGCGGATGGTCCGTCAGGAACATCTTCGTGAAGGAAGGGGCACTGGTCTTTTCCGTCCTTTCATATGGAAGATTCAATGAATCAAACGCCTTGGCAATGGATGCCGCGGCCCATATTTCAATGTTAAGGTTAGTAAGATTCTTGATGCGCTTCATTAATTTTTTTTCTTTATTTCTAAACTTGTCATTCAATGTCACGCATCTATCAGCGTCAAATCGAACACCAATTTGTGTCATACGATAAATAACATGAATTAATTTGCATTCCAAATCATATACTGTTGTGAGATTATCCTTGACAATCTCCCATGACATTTTCTCATGCAGCTTGTATGTTAAATCAGCATCCGCTTCCGCATACTCGCCCACAAAAGTAGAGGGTAACTTGTACATCTCGTTCTTGGGATCAACACCAAATGCCGCTGCTGCTTCCTTAAGCTTTTGTTCATTCTTGAATTCACCTAGATATTCATGAACAATGCTGTTGAGTGTATAGGAAAATCTATTCTCATCAATGAGCGCCGCAGCTACCATGGTGTCATGGACGCGTCCCTTGACTTCTATTCCCAGTGTGGAAAGCCAGCCAATATCATATTGAGCATTGTGAAACAATTTCTCAATGGAACCGTCTTCACATATAGACTTAATATACTTGATAACTTTCTTTTCATCCATATTCCCCCCACCAGAGTGAGCGATAGGGTAGTAACCCTTGAAAGAGGCATTTGCTATCGCAATTCCAATGACGTATCCACGCTTGCGTGGCCATCCTGGTCCTTCCTTGATCAAATGCGGGTCACATGTTTCCAAATCCACCGCTACCTTGCCTTCTAGTTTAGGAAATTCCGTGGGGGCAACCCAATTTGAATTAACTGTCTTAAACAGATCTATCGTCATTTATTTTCCTCATTTCTTTATTTAATTTTTTAACGTGTTTTCTGGTCATTTCTCCCATAATCTCACCTCGAGACTTCTTAGGAGTGTATTGATCTTCAAGAAGTAACTCGGCATAGTGGATAACTTTTTCCACATCCTGTCTTCCCCCCTTGATGCTGTGCCTGGTAATGTACTTGACAATATTTCCCTCGTACCATCCAAGCTTGTTCTTTACGATGTAATGGCTCGGCTGTATTGCCATTCTCTTGTAATGATCCCCACCTATCTGTTTTTTATGGGCGCTCATATTATAAATCCTCCATATCTTTGTGGTTGCACTATATGTAACGCTTCCCTTGCGCGTGTGGCCCCTACATAGAACACACGAGATTCATCATCTGCATTCACTTCCATGGCTTCTTGTGCTTTTCGTGGTAGGTCCGTAAGAAGCATTACATTGTCTGCTTCTCCCCCTTTAGCGCCATGAATGGTGCTTAAATTAATCCTTGCTTCAGTATCTCCTGAATTATTTCTTGACTCTACTGCCCTTAAAAATTCCTTGTCCCTATTGCCTACCTTATCAAATGCTACATCCCAAGGACGTCCGCATACAAGTAGACCATGTTGCATTACCAATTCTTCCATTTCATATTTTTCTTTACCGGCTGTCTTCAGATGCTTGAATCCCCTCTCAATTCCCACTTCCGTGGACATGTAAGAATAAATGGACTTGACTTCAGGAAACTCTATGTATTCCCCTTCATTCAATCTTTTCCATGCATCCACCGCGTTCAATAGCTTTTGTGAAACAGGTAATTTATTGTTTCTTTTATATAATAGTCCTTGCAACCTTACATCCCGTTCAATTTCATCCAACAGGTACTGTGTGCGTGCCATTACCAGCCACGTTCCTTCGTCCTTTAGATTAACACTCTCGGGATAGGAATGGTATTGGAGCAATCCTTTCTTGTTTGTTCCTCTCCAGCTCTTAGGCCTCCTGTTCCTTACCCTTCCAATAATTTCTTGTGATAAATTTTGCACAACCATGGGACACCTATAGGATTGGGTAAGAACTTCAGTCTCTCCTGGCATACTAATTAGATGCTCCACGTCAGCTCCGGCCCATCTATAGATAGCCTGATCATCATCACCGCTTATATAAATTTGTTTTACATCTTGAGCAATCTTATCAATCATTCTCCATTGCAGCCTGCATAGATCCTGTGCCTCATCAACAAATACCACTTCCAGTTTAGGAACAGGACCTGAATTGAGATAAAGTTCAATCATGTCTGTAAAGTCAAATAATTCTTTCTTCTTCTTGAATTCTTCCAATGCGCGTTGGGCTCTTAGTAATGCGTGCCAGGAAACATCTTGCAAATTGGAATTGTTGTAGTGGTGCTCCAGCTCTAGGCATTTCATTCGTGCAAGATTAACTTCATTTATTAGTATGTTATCCGTCGTGAATACTCCTCCGGACTCAATGCCGTCAGCGACAAATCCTAGATCCATGCCGAATGTCTGTGCAAACTCCTTGTAGTTATCCTTTGACATCACCTCTGACTTGGTCATTCCAAGCTGATGAAACGCAAAGGAATGCAGTGTCCTGAAATAAGGAAGGTGCTGCTCTTCCAGGTTAAACTTTTTCATTGCCCGGTCACGTGCCTCGTTCGCCGCCTTCTTGGTGAATGCAACGAATGCAATCCTATCCGGCGGTGTTCCCTTCGCCAACTCCTGTTCCACAAGATCCAATAGATTATGAGTCTTTCCTGTGCCAGGAGGGCCCAGTATGATTTTAGTTTTCATTTCTAATCCTTTTCTCCTCTATCCTGTGACAGTTGGCGCACAGGACAATGCATTTTTTCCATTCTTCCCTTATCTTTTTAAACTGTATCATGCTTGTTCTCCAGTAACTTGACACGTTTACAAACTTATCGGCTCTGTCAACATGATGAAAATCCAACGCCACCGGATCCTTACTATATCCACAATGCGTGCATCCATATTTCATTTTTTCTTCACCAGTCAATCTACTTATTAAATCATACGTTTTCTTTTTATTTTTCCTGTCCTTTATAATTTTTCTTTTAAAAGCTTCTGGACCACGGAAATCATCCGAGTAAGTTCCATCCGGTCTTTGTCTATTATATCTTTTACCTATCCACACATAACCGTCTTCTCTGGTATCTCCATATTTATAATTAGAATGGTATGACATTTTGCTCCTGTATCTCATGCTCTACGTTTGGTTTTGGGAATGCGGGAACACCCCATGTGTTGACACCCCTTCCGTCAAGTTTCCAAAACCTGGGAACTCCGTTAATCTTTCTAAGTTCTGCTATGATCTGTCCTGTGTTGCTATAGTGTGTAAACTTGTTTCTAATGAGATAGGCATGCAGATCCTGCAACCTGAAATAGGTTCGTTGCAACTTAACTTCTTTTTTATTCTCGTCTACTTCTTTGATCCACTCCGTCCACGGCTTTCTTAATGGCATTTCCTCTTTCTTTTGTGCCTGCGCCCGATCAGTGCAAAACTCCTGGAGGTGAGATAAGAATTGACCGGACACAGTTCCGTCGTTGGCAACATTAATGATGGTAGCTTCTTTTAAAAAGCCATTAATATGTTTCTGCCATTCGACGTTCTTCATCAG